TCCTACAGGAGCCGGTAAATCACACGTTCTTGTACATCTTGGGGCTCAGGCTCTGAAGCAGGGTAAAAACGTTGTACATTTCACATTAGAATTGGCTGATACATCGGTTGCTCAACGTTATGATGCCTGTCTTACCGGTATTCCATTAGACGACCTTATAAATCAAAAAGAAGCCGTTTATGAGACAATTAAGGATATTGATGGTCAACTCATTGTAAAAGAGTATCCAACAAAATCGGCTACAACTATCACTCTTAAAAACCATTTGGAAAAGATTAGACAAACCCAAATGGAAATAGATATGGTTATCGTAGATTATGGCGATCTACTAAAAAGCACAACAAATAGAAGAAATTCTGAAAAAAGACACGAGTTGGAATCTATTTATGAAGAGTTAAGAGGTATTGGACAAGAGTTTGGTTGCCCTATAGTAACCGCTTCACAAACCAACCGAAAGGGTCTAAACGAAGAAGTAATCACAATGGAGTCAATCTCCGAGGCATTTAACAAGTGCTTCGTAGCGGACTTTATTATCAGTCTATCCAGAACTATTAAAGATAGAAACTGTAATATTGCGCGCATTTTTGTCGCTAAAAACAGAAATGGACCGGATGGTATTATCTACTCTGCGTTTATGGACACTTCTAATGTCTCAATTAAAGTCTTGCAAAGAGACGACGTTGTAAAACTACAACAAAAACAGCAGCAACAGCAACAGCAAAAAGACTTTTCAAAGGCAAGAGAAGTCTTCCGAAACATGAAAAAATAAGGAGAAAAGAGAATGTCACAAGAATTAACCAACAAAATCCTATCGGATATTACAGTACATATGAAGTATGCAAAGTACTTGCCTGAGAAAGAAAGAAGAGAGGTCTGGACAGAACTAGTAGACCGTAACAAGGGGATGCATCTTAAAAAGTTTCCTCATTTAGCAGAGGAGATTGAAGCCGCTTATGAATTTGTCTATGATAAAAAAGTTCTTCCTTCTATGCGTTCTATGCAGTTTGGCGGTAAGCCTATTGAAGTTGCGCCTAATCGTATCTTTAACTGCGCTTATCTTCCTATTGATGATTGGCGTTCTTTTCACGAAGTTATGTTTCTACTTCTTGGCGGTACTGGCGTTGGCTATAGCGTACAATTTCACCATGTACGGGAACTGCCAGAGATTACTCACCCTTCTACAAAGCGTACTAGACGCCACCTTATTGGCGATTCTATAGAAGGCTGGGCTGATGCTGTTAAAGTTCTTATGAAGTCTTACTTTGTTGGTGGTTCAAAGGTTCGTTTTGATTATAGTGACATTCGCCCAAAGGGTGCTCGCCTTGTAACATCAGGTGGTAAAGCCCCAGGACCACAGCCACTTCGTGAGTGTTTGGTTAAGTTGGAGGGCATTCTCTCAAATAAAGAAGTTGGTGATAAACTTACTCCTATTGAGGTTCATGATATGGTTTGCCATATTGCTGATGCTGTTTTGGCTGGTGGTATTCGTCGTGCTGCTCTTATCTCTCTCTTCTCTGCTGGCGATGACGAGATGATCTCCGCAAAGAGCGGTCACTGGTGGGAGAAGAACCCACAGCGCGGACGAGCCAACAACTCTGTAGTTCTTATGCGACACCTTGTCACAGAAGAATTCTTTAAAGACCTTTGGTTCCGTGTTAGAGCGTCAGGTGCAGGCGAGCCAGGATTTTATTTCTCAAATGACAAGGATTGGGGCACTAATCCCTGCTGTGAGATTGCCCTTCGCCCTTATCAGTTCTGCAATCTAACAGAAATCAACGCTTCTGATGTTGATTCGCAAGAGGAAATCAATGCAAGAGCCCGTGCAGCCTCATTTATTGGTACTCTACAGGCTTCTTACACTGATTTTCACTATCTACGAGACGTTTGGCGCAGAACTACGGAGAAAGATGCATTAGTTGGTGTTTCTATGACCGGTATTGCCTCTGGAAACGTTCTTAAGTTAAATATGAAAGAGGCTTCTCTGGAAGTAAAGAAAGAAAACCGTAGAGTAGCCAATCAGATTGGTATTAAGCCTGCTGCTCGCACAACTTGTGTTAAACCAGCCGGAACAACAAGTCTAACTCTTGGAACTTCTTCTGGTATTCACGCTTGGCACAACGATTACTACATTCGTCGCCTTCGTGTCGGTAAAAACGAGGCTATTTACACTCATCTGCTGATTCATCACCCAGATTTGGTTGAGGACGAGTATTTTAGACCACACGACACAGCGGTAATCTCTGTTCCACAGAAGGCACCAGAAGGAGCCATTACAAGGAACGAAACTGCTATGGATTTGCTTGAGAGAGTTAAAAAAGTCTCTACAGAGTGGGTAAGACCTGGACACCAAAAAGGTCAAAACACTCACAATGTTTCAGCAACTATTTCTATTCGTGAAGAAGAGTGGGATGAGGTTGGTCAATGGATGTGGGATAACCGTGGAGTTTATAATGGACTTTCTGTTCTCCCAGCAGACGGTGGGACTTATCAACAGGCGCCTTTTGAGGACTGTGACGAGGAAACTTATAGTAACCTGCTAGATACTCTTACTGCGATTGATTTGTCAACTGTAGTTGAGATTGAAGATAACACCGACCTCAAAGGCGAACTTGCTTGTGCAGGCGGCGCTTGTGAAATTGTCTAAAAACCTCTTGACAAAATAATAAAACTTTATTAATATATGTCTATGAATAAATCACTTATCGGTTTGGTTCTCGCACTTACTCTTGGGTGCGAGTTTAGACCAGTTCCCTATCCAAGAGAAACCGTAATCTACGGTCCACCAACAACTTATGTGGGCAGTCCAAGGGTCAGAAACTCAAATCTGTCTTGTGAATATAATTTCTATTACACTGGACCAACTCACTATGAGTATTGTTTTTCATATGACAATCTCGGAGATTGTGATTGTTATAGGACTTTAGATTATTCTGTATATAACTATGAGTGCTATATTGACTACTGTTACTATTGGGACACTTGCCAATGGGAAACTTATGATTACATTTGCTATTAAGGAGGAAAAATGAATCAAGCAGTATTACAGGTTGTCCAAGATGAGACAGCAGAAGACAACAAGACTAAGGAAGAGTACATCGTTAATTATCTCAAGTCTATGATTGCCCTTGAGGAAGCAATGGAGCCTTATAAGGAGCAAAAGAAGGAACTACGTGGAGAGTATATTGAGAACGGTTGGCTTACAAAGGAAGACATTTGGTCTGCTGTAAAGGCTCTCCGAATGTATCAAAAGTCCGCTGACCTTGGCGCTGTTAACGAGATGTTCGACCTTATTGAAAAGAAGTTTGGCGCGAAGGAGGAAGTATGAATTTAGATCCAAGAAACCGGTTTCTTCTTCTAGAGGAAGCACCGCAGCAAACAGAAGAGGATACACCAACTATTCTTCTTCCAGATGATTACAGCGCAAAGACAAATCAGTTTGGTGTTTATAAGATTAGCCAAATCTCAATTGATTGTACTAAGGTAAGCACTGAAGACATTGGCAAGTTGGTTATTGTTGAGGACCATATGGTTTCTACAGCAAGTCTAGACCAAGGTGATTTTCTTTTGGTTCAAGAGAACCACGTTTATGGAGTATTAGGAGCGTAAAGTATGATTAAGACCGTGCAGTTGTTTGATGACAAGATAGGAAAAGTAGAGTATGTTTCCCATATGGGAAGTGACGTAAGCGTTGTTAATAGCGCAAGAGTTTCCTTTGGCAAAGAGGTTTTTGAGGTAAGCGATAAAGATAAGAAACTTATTAACTATCTTATCAAACATCGCCATACTTCTACACTTGAACACTGCACGGTCACCTTTCGTGTAAAGGTTCCGCTTTATATTCGCTCTCAGCACCACAGGCACCGCACTTGGTCTTACAATGAGATTAGTCGGAGATACACAGACTTTAACTTAGAGTTCTATGAGCCAGAAGCATTTAGAACACAGCATAAGTCAAACCGACAAGCATCAAACGCTGAAGAATTAATTGATCCAGAAGTTGGCGATTACACCTATAATGATGGCTTTATTTTTAAGTGTGTACCCTGTGAAGATGAGGACATGCACTGTCTAGTTGAAGCCTACCACAAGATGTCTTTGAATATTTTCAATATGATGATTGACAAGGGCGTTTGCCGAGAGCAGGCAAGAGGTGTGCTCCCTCAGAATCTTTACACTGAATATTATGCGACAGCCTCATTGCTAAATATTTTAAAATTCATCTCACTGAGAATACACGAAGGTGCTCAATGGGAAATCCAACAACTCGCAAAAGGTATGTTGGACATTGTGTCTGATTTGTATCCTATCACAGTAGAGGCTTTTAAAAATCACAATAATTGGGCGCAATAACTAAAGTTTTTGCTGTTGCATACTATTTAGTATATAACGGGAGAAAATTTATGAAAAGCGTTTCTGGTGTTTATAAAATTTATTGTGAAGGCAATAAAAAGGTGTATATCGGTAGTAGCATAAATGTTCGCAAAAGAAAGAACGAACATTTATGCTATTTGAGAAAAGGAAAACACCCTAATAAACATATGCAATATGCATTTAACAAATATGGCGAAGAAGACTTTTCTTTTTCTCTTGTTTTACAATGT